TGTTACATGCGAAACAAAAAGTGTGCCCATCAGAATACAAAGAACTTGCATCTGATGAGCCACACGTGTCACATGGCAAGTGCCTCACGAACTCGCTCTCGGAGTTGTGCGTATGCATTAGCTTGTCGTTCGTGATAGTTGAACCAGTCGTCAACAGCAATAAAGAAACCTTTGATAAGGTTGTCGGTAGTAGTAGGGTCTTCACCGTCTACATCAGCCAACATATCACCAAAGTGTTCTGCGTAATACTCAGCTGTACCGTACTTTAGGTTAGCCATTCGATTGGGATGGATTGATAAGAACACCAAGGGAAACCGTTTTTATCTGCCCACTTGGCGTAGGTGGTTTTAGATCCTTTGTAGATCTTGTTAAAGGGTGCTTGAAAGACGAAGCGTATGTCTAACTCGGGATTGCATTTCTTTACTGCTATCATCTTCCTCCTGTCTTCGCTCGTCAGGCGTCCTTTCACTTCTAGAAAGACACCATTGATCAAATGGAAGTCGGGGATGTAATTGCATTGCAGTTGATACGGAACTTTGCGGTCTTCGTAAGTGTACTTCACCTTCAAGCTGGAGAGAAGGTCAGCGACCTTGCCCTCCAAGCCTGATCTAAACATTAGAAATCGTTGAGTTGTTTTTCGATAATCTCTTCGACGATTTCCGATACAGCACGGCGCATCTCATACTTGAAGTCCGAGCGATCCGCCTTGTAGCGGGTGACAACGATCGGAGGCAAGGTAGCACACAGGGTGCCTTCGTAGAGTCCAAGCTCTTCGTTCTTAACGCAATCAAAGGTAATCATCAGAAGTCGTCGTCAGTAGTGGTTTCGTCGTTGGAAGTGATGTTCGGGTCGCCAGCTTTGAAGCCAGTAGTCTTACCGAACAGCTCAGCAACATCGGCTTCGCCCATGTCACCAGTGTCAACACCAGCAGAGGTGTTAAGTGCGATCACCTGTACGCCCACCAGCTTGAGGCTAGTGCCGTAGGTCACACCGTCCTTGAGGATGTAAGGCTTCTGGTGAAATGCCAGGTTAACCTTGGAGCCACCATACAGCGGCGTATCCTCGTTGGTAATCAGCGTCCCTTCGCTATCAACAACAGGGGGACGAGTGTCATCGTTCCAACTGAACTTAACTTGATACTTACCTTCGCTCACCTCTTCCCAAGGCTCAGGCTTGAGAGTGGAACGCTTAGGGTTCTTGAGCTTACCTTCTGCCCACTTAAGGACTTCAGTACGCTCATCTTCGAGCTTATCAACAGTTGCCTGATCGACAAGTGCAGACAGTTTGTAGCCGAACTTACCCGGCTTCAGTACAGCTTGATAACCTTCAAGGACAACAGGCTGTTCGGTTTTGTGGATGGTACGTGCCATTAAATGTTGGGGGAGTAAATCATGGATATACCTCCGGTATAACCACGTTGGGTATGGACAGCAGCTAGCTGAAAGCCAGACTGCGGGAAAACTTTAGGTGTCGGTATGCAATAAAATTCTTTGATTGCAAACCCTGCATCACGCATATCTTTTATGCGTCGTTTTGTGGTGTAATGATTGATAGATGTCAGATACACTATGTTATCTGCTACCTTCATACCGTGACTCAAGAACTCACGCATCTTAGACCAAGGAGGATTACTAATAATCCAATCTACAGGCGTGGTCCAGTCAAGGAAATCAGAACCTAACTCTAATTCGCACCAAAGACAGTCTTTGATTTGATCAGAAAAAGCTCCGTCACCTTTGCATGGATCAAGTATTACTCCAGTTGGATTGTAGTGCTCAATAATCTCACGTGCTAGTTCTCTAGGCGTGTAAACTATATCTCTGTCTGGAGTATTTTTGTTTGGGTTTAATTGCATTAAAGAATTTAAGTGCGTTGGTTTTACTAAAGCTGCAGTTTTTACTTGAACAATGGTCAAGTAACTGCAAACCTTCTATGAAAGCCACACGAACTTTTGGAAATTCCGTGATGTCAGCTAAGACATACAGTAGGTGATTATCAAGAATATGTGATACCACTTGATCGTGGTCAACCTTTCGACCAGCACCAAGCATTGAAGATGGGCAGAATTTAAGACCGTTATTAGTGATCTGTTTCTTCTCTATCTTACGGTCATGCCAAGTGAAGTCATAACCTTTTTGATCTACAAAAACCAGATCATCAAAGGTCTGTTCTAAATGTCGTGATAAAGGCTCACAACAAAACCTACCATCTCTAAACATGTCATAGAGAAACTCTGGGTTTAGATTACCAAAGGAGATAGTCCCTGTAAAATCAAACTCATACGGATGATTCAGCCGAAGTTTCATCAACAGAAAAAGTAAGTGGATTCAATGACCGACTCAGGCTCAAGGTCGCCTACTATCGGTGGTGCAGTCTCCGCACCTATTTGAGATGCGAAGTCATTCAGGTAATCATGCTCTGCGAACAGGTGCATGTATGTCTCACGCACAAGTGTAGACAATGTGGACATGTCCGTGGCTCTGCATAACACAGAGTCATGGATGAGTGCGATGGGGGCGTCAAACCGCAACGCAGATAGATGCAACAATGAAGCATCAAGGCTGTGAATCAGATTCGGTGCCGTTGCGTTCTTGTGGTGAGCAAGGTCTACCTCGTCTGTTTCACCAGTGCACAAGTTAATTGTACAACGACCAAGCAGCTGTAACTCAATACGCTCCATTGATCGCTTCATCAGCTTTTGCTTGACAACAAAGCCTGATGGTGTGGTCCACGTCAAATAACTAAGACCACTCTTGATAGCTTTCGCTACCTCCTTCTCAATCCATGACATGACAGCCATCGGACCAGGAACGACAACATTCATAGCGTCCCTGACTGCTTTAACAGTAGCAGTGAGATCATCTTTGTCTATGTCTACATCCTTCTCCTTCAATGCTTCGCGGATGTAACCGCGATTACTGTAAGGTTTAGCATTGTAAGGAACAGTCATGACGACCCTTTTGACTACCTTACGGTCTAGCAAAGGTTGGATAGATGTAGGACAGTTAGGTTTAGCAGCTTCTGCAACGACCTTGTATGCGTCCTGTGGTTTATCGTCTGGAAGAACGTTAACTAGTCGTGCAGTTGATGCGTCACGGGCGAGACCTGCAAGGATCTGAAGACCACTGCATGTAGCATCAGTAGCTACCATCAGTGAAGTATGTGAACGATCACATTTAATACAACAATGATAGTACTCTTCACATGCTGCAAGGAACTGCCAAGGTTCATCGACACCCTCCCATTTATGGATGTTAGAGAGTGGATCAGTAGCGATGATTGTGATGAGGTCATGATTAGCCCGCGTCCATGCGAGTCTCTCAGACATGGGAGCTTTATCAAGACCAAAGGTAGTAGCTACTTGGAAAGCTAACCACCCTTCAGCATACTCATCTACAAAAGCTTCTTCATAGAATTTAAGTAGTGACTTGCCAAAGTCTGTATCTTGCGGAGTAAGAAATGCAGGAATAGGGTAGGTTCTTCCCCGATAGTCAAACGACCACGGAATGTAGAACTTATCTCTACCCTTAAACCTTGCAACTGCTTCCATAGTCATGCGAGTACGACAAGCTCTTTTAAAAGCTTGTGCGTTCTTGTTCATAACCTCAGCTGCTGCTCTTTTGTAGGCTTGCTTTGAATCTTTGTTCTCTGCAATGTCTACTGGCTTAGGCGGTATGGGTAGTTCAATAATAGGAAGGAACTTCCCAACTCCTTCTCCTCTTCTAAACAACTCCTCCGCTACATCTACGATGAACGGGTTCAGGCGGTATGCAACTGTCTGAATCTTGTTCAGAAAGTCGAGAGGTGTTTCCCCCTGTTTTAGTGTGGGATCGCCCCTCCGCACAAGCTGGTACTGGGTTTGTAGGGATCCAAGGTAGTAACCTCCGACCTCATCGTTTGACCAGTTCATAGGAGGAATGATCATCGGCCAAGCAGTAGCCGTAAACTTGCGAGCCTCCTCAAGGATCTGGTCCTTACGATCCATCAGCTCAGCTGAGGGGATGATGTAACCTACCGTACGTTTCTTGTTACGTATGGAGATACGATCAAACCAGTGGCTACACTCAATGATGGCATTGAGGACATAACCACCAATGCGTGACTTGATAGTGATTGACCATGATTTCCACTCAACGTCATACTTGTTCATCTTCTGTCGTGCGGTGCGTACCTTCTGGTGCGTCCCGGATGCAGAGTGGAAGTAGCGTTCTTTGATCTTGTGGAATAACCCAGGTGCAGTGCGCTCATAGAAGCGGAACCTGCACTCGTCCTCAATAGCACACCCGATTGCAGAGGTTACACTTGCAACAGTGTTGGAATCTGTTTTGTATCCAAACACATAGTCAAATGTAATCTTACAGCCAATGGCAGCAATGACAAGGCGATCTAGTTCATCAATGTACTGCTTGACTTCACGGTAGCTAGTACCTGCTTTGCCTTCTTCAAGTCTGTTCTTCTTCTCTTCAAGGCGTTGAGCTACAGCAGGGAGCAGCTGTTGGATGAGACCAGAACCGTAGTCAGTAGCAGATGCATACGTCTTGTTCTCAAGCTTGATGACGTTATCGTCATACCGTGCTAGACCGTATGTAATCTGCTCACGTTCTACGGCTTTCTGTTCTTCAATCTCAGCGGGTGTTGGCATAGGCTAGTTAAGAATGGTGGTGTATTCATCAAGGATAGCATCGCAACGTTGCTCATACATAAGTTGCAGCAATTCATCACGATGGGGATGCACTTCAATCTCAGCGATTAGCTGTTCAGTGCGGCGTTGAAGGGTGGTTTCAGTCATCGTTAGTTTCGTTCTCGAATGGACCCATGATTAGGTGGTGAATAGACTCATGATTGCACACTGTGAACTCAATGTGCGGAGTCTTCATCAGCTTGCGTACTTTCTCTTGAGCAGCGTGTTCACGTTGATACACATGCTCTTTGACCTTGCCGGTCTTGTTGTCTTGTACGCGGATGATACAGGACACAGAACCAGGAAGCTCCCAGCCTGCTACCTTCCAATCCATTACCTCCTCAAATGTATGAGGTTGGAATAGATCATCGGGTGCGTCCTTGAACTCTTGCCAGTTGTTTGGGAAAT